ATGACTGGAGAGAGTGGAGATATGATATTATAGAATTAAATACTGCTACATGGACACAGAGAGATGAGCATAAACTTAATGCTATAACAGTTATATTAGAAGAACAATTAAAATTACAGAAAGAGGAGTAGAAAACAAATGGATGATATATATTTAAATACTTTTAGTAATGATCTAAAAGATAGTATTAAAAAAAGGTTAGACAAAGATGGCAGAGGGTATAATGATTTGGAAGAAACAATAGATAGATTGACTACACAAAAAAAATACCTACAAGAGCAACTAAGAAAAGCAGGGATAGATATTGAAGAATTAAAAAATGACAACAAGAAATTGTCAAGACAAGTGGAGGATAAAGATACCCTTGTAGGTAAATTAAAAGATAAATCATTAATATGAAATGCTTTTTAATTATATCACACGAAGAAGAAATAGATACCCCTGATGGAGGTGAGCCTACTAAGTGGATTACTGTTAGGAATATGATTCATTTTAAATCCTTTGCAAAAGCACTAATTTATTTACAAGAAAATATATGTGATGGGGATACTCGTAAGCTTATGAATCTTAAGACACTAAGTGCCTATAAAAAAGAATGTCGAATCTCTTGTTTTCCTACTGTCTGGAAAAAAGAAGTAGAAAAACAGGTTGATATATGGGAGGAAAAATATAGATGAAATGTTTGTTTGTGTCTTTGCATGACGAGGAAGATGGTGGTGATGAGGAGTATATATATGATAAAACTTTTACCACTAAGGCATCCCTTATATCTTTTAAATCTAAAAAAAATTTATTAAACTACTTACAAAAAAATATTAGTTATTCAAAGGGTAGCAAAGTAGTAGATTTTAAATCTATTAAAAAATATTTAGATGAGTGGGGTCACTGTATGTGGGTATTCCCATATAAAGATTTACAATGGGCAATATCTAATTTTAGACTTACAAAAATTAATATTAATATAAAGGAAACAGCATGATTGAAAAACAAATAATAAAACTAATGCTTAATAAAGATTTTTATACAGAGTATAAAGGTAGAGTATCTCGTAATGTATTTCAAGGTAGCTTCGGCTCCTTGTATGATACAGTACAGAAAGCACATGATAAGTATGATGCTGATATAAGTATTGATGAGTTGTACTCCTTACATACTACAGTATTTAATCCTGCATTAACACGGGCAGCCAAAGAACAGTTCCATGAATTACTTGAGGACATAAAAGAAACAAACGAACCATCAAAACAAATAGCAGATGATATTATAAAAATATTAATTGAAAGAGATGTTGCACAGAAAATAGCAATAGAAGCTACTGAAATATTTAATGGTAAACTTGCAGACTTTAATTTTATTACTAATCTTATAGAAAAGCATAAGACAGGATTACCTGCACAAAAACTAGATGCAGTAACAAATGATATTGAGGAGTTACTAGAGGAATTAAATTTTGTAAGTAAGTGGCAGTTTAATATTAATGTATTAAGGGTTAACGTAGGTGGGATTGGACCAGGGAATTTAATGATAGCCTTTGCCAGACCAGAGGTAGGTAAGACAGCATTCTGGGTTAGTCTTGTAGCAGCACCTTATGGATTTGCTGAACAAGGTGCTAAGGTACATGCCTTTATTAATGAAGAACCTGCAGTGCGTACACAAATGAGAGCCATAAGTTCTTTTACTGGGCTTAACAAAGATCAAATTACTAAAGATATACCTACAGCTAGAGAGGAATGGCTTAAAATAAAAGATAATATTGTTATGCTTGATACTGTTGATTGGTCTATGGATGATATTGATAGTCACTGTGAGAAACATAAGCCAGACATAATTGTTATAGATCAATTAGATAAAGTAAATATAAGTGGTACGTTTGCAAGAACAGATGAAAAGTTAAGAGCCATCTATACAAGTGCAAGGGAAATAGCAAAGAGAAGAAATTGTGTAGTCATTGCAATATCGCAGGCATCAGCAGATGCAGACAATAAAGATCATATAACTTTTACTATGATGGAAAACTCTAAGACAGGAAAAGCAGCAGAAGCAGATTTAATAATTGGGATAGGTAGTAATTCCATTGTTGATCCAGCCAATAACGCCAGAGTATTAAATGTTAGTAAAAATAAAATAACAGGGTGGCATGGTAATCCACCATGTGTATTAGATAGATACACAAGTAGATTCACAGGATAATATAAAGGAATAAATATGATAACAACAGTAGACGTAGAAACTTCGTATCAAAAAACAGCTTCAGGTGGCTTTGATCCATCACCATTTAATCCTAGTAACATATTAGTTAGCGTGGGAATTAATGATGAGTACTATTTTACTAACCACAGCACGAGAGTTGATGAGGGTTGCCATAAAAAGATACAAAAAATATTAGATAAAACTAAATTATTAATAGGGCATAACATTAAGTTTGATTTAAGTTGGTTACTTGAGGCAGGATTTACATACACAGGTAATGTATACGACACTATGATAGCAGAGTACGTATTAAATCGTGGTGTTAGGGATAGTTTAACACTATTAATGTGCTGTAAGCGTAGAAATTTAGATGCTAAAGATGATGCAGTAAAAGAATATATGGATCTAGGTGTATCCTTTGAGAATATCCCTGAAGAAATTGTAGAAAAATATGGTAGAGTTGATGTGGCTATTACTAGACAACTGTTTGATGCACAGATGGTAGACTTAAGATCCGATAAGCATAAAGGTTTATTAAAAACAATTAAAGTTATGAATGAATTTTTAATAGTGCTTACTGATATGGAACGTAATGGTATTAATATAAACTTAGAAGACCTTGCACAAGTAGAAAAAGAATACCGAGCAGAGTTTGCATATTTAAAACAGAAGATAGATAAGATTGTCTACAATAAAATGGGTGATACTAAAATTAATCTGGGTAGTCCAGAACAATTGTCATGGTTAATATATTCTAGAAAGCCTACAGATAAAAATGAATGGGCTAAGATATTTAATACAGGTGTGGATAAGTTTACAAAGAAAAATAAAAAGAGACCTAAGTTTTCTTTCTCAAGGTTCAGAACTTTAGTAGCTAATAATTCTGAGCCTATACATAGAACTATGGCTAGTAGATGTTTACATTGCACAGGTAAGGGTGTAACTTTAAAAATTAAAGTTGACGGCACACCTTATAAAAAATATAGTAAGTGTGAGGATTGCCATGGAGAAGGTATTATATACTCTAACATGGCTAAACTTGCAGGGTTTAATCAAAGACCTAGAAATGTATATGATATAGCTGACTCTGGATTTAAAACAGATAGAATAACCTTAAGTAAAATTGCAACGGAAGCAGAGGGAGAGTTCAGGGAGTTTATTGATTCTATAATTAGACACAACGCTATCTCTACATACCTAAATACTTTTGTAGAAGGTATACAGAACTTTACAAATGCTAATGGATTATTACATCCTAAGTTTATGCAGGCTGTAACAGCAACAGGTAGACTATCAAGTAGAGATCCTAACTTTCAGAATCAACCCAGGGGTACTACCTTTCCTATTCGTAAAGTTATACAATCTAGATTTGAAGGTGGTCAGATTCTTGAGGTAGACTTTGCACAACTAGAGTTTAGAACTGCAGTATTTCTTGCACAAGATAAACAAGGTATGGAAGATATAAAAAATAAAATAGATGTACATAAATTTACTGCTGACATCATAGGTGTATCACGACAAGATGCAAAGGCACACACGTTTAAACCCTTGTATGGAGGCACAACAGGTACAGAAGATGAGAAGAAGTATTATAAAACATTTGCGGAAAAGTATAAAGATATAACTAAATGGCATGAGGAATTACAAAGTCAAGCTATAAATTTTAAAAGGATAATATTACCTACGGGTAGAGAATATTCATTTCCATATGCAGAACGTATGCCTTGGGGTGGGTCTAGTTATTCTACTCAAATAAAAAATTACCCAGTACAAGGATTTGCAACTGCAGATATTGTACCTTTAGCATGTATAAAAATATATAAGCTAATGAAAGAACAGAAGGTAAAGAGTTTACTTATTAACACAGTTCACGATTCTATTGTGGCTGATGTTTATCCTGGAGAAGAAGCTGTAATGAGTAAGATATTTGACCAGGGTACAGCATCCGTAATACCTGCATTGAAAGAGTATTATGGAATAAACTTTAATGTTCCACTTGACACAGAGATCAAAATGGGATATGATTGGTTAAATATGAAGGAGATAACTAATGACTAAGACTAATATAGTACTAAGAGTAGTAGGGTATACGTATAGTAAACCCTCAATAACAGTTGAGTTAGATATGAGTAATAGGAATGAGGCTTTAAGTATAGCCGATAAACTTAATGACATAGCTAAAGCAAAAGGCGAAGACACTACAATATATTTCGTAGAAACTATTGATATACCAGAGTATAATAAAGATAGTGATGATGAAATACCATTTTAATAATAACTAACCAAGGATACAATATGAGTACACCCTTACTAGACAAAGAGTTGTGGGAAGAATACGGTAATGATGAGCAAGAAGAAGCTTATGATATGCTACAAAGTTTAAAGTCCCAACATAATGGAGATCCTACAATGTTATATATAAATGAAAATGAAGAACTACAAAGTTACTTAATGTGGTTTGCTCGCACCGAAAACTTAACTTGCGAGATTACCGAGGGAGTTACTAGAGTATGCTAGAAATGTTACTGGGTTTAGCTGTTGTATATGTATTACTAGGATTTTTTATTAGTGAAATACTTTAAAATAACACTTGACAAACATACTAAAATGTGGTATAAGTAAATCAATCAACTAAGGAGGACTATGGAAAATAACATAGCAAATATAAGTGAGATGACCAACGAGCAGATAATGAAAGCTATTGGTCAGGACGATGGTTCAAGTAAAGGAATAAATATTCCTAGACTTGGAATCAACAGGGCACCAGAAGATGACGATGGTAATAAATTACCAGTAGGTAATTTGTTTACATTTGATGCTAGTGTTGGTCAAAACGTATATGGAAAACCAGTTACATTTAGACCATTCATAAGTGCAATGCAATACATGCACTATGATCCAGATAAAAGTGAGTATGTAAACAGATCCATTATCATTAAGAGTTGGAAAGAAGAAGCTGTAGATATACTTGGTGGAGTAAAATGTGGTAAGGTTCTATTTAAAGATAGGGAATCTTTAACGCCAGAACAGTTAGCAGAGCAGAGAACTATAAGATGTTATAGATTACTCTATGGTCTGTTATCTTTTAATGGAGTAAAAGCAAATGGAGAAGAACACATTGTTTCTAACATGCCTGTGCTATGGAGAGTTACAGGTACAGCATTCTCTCCAGTGGGGTCTGCTTTGGAACAAATAAACAAGCGTAAAAAACTAATGTTTACTACTACACTATCTATAGATACGAATAGACAGAAAAAAGGTGGTAATGTTTATTACACACCAGAGATTTCTGTTAATTCTGAGGCTGGATTAGAGATGTCTAAGGATGATATGGAAACATTAACAGTCTTTCAAGAAGCTATTAATAAAGAAAACACAGAAGTAGTTGATCTTTATAAAGCAGCTAAGAAAGCTGCCTACAAAGTATCTGATGCAGATATGAAAGTAGTAATAGACGCAGTTGAAGATCCACTTGAAGTGCTGGTTGGATAATGAGCGACATACTTCATAAGGTTCAGAACTATCTGGATAAAGCAAATAAAGATCCTGTAGAAGTATCTGATAAATTACTTGAAGAGTTTGGTGAGGCATGTAAAAGTGCCTTACGCAAACAGTTTTCAGAGAAACGAAGAGGAACATTTAGACCAAGAATGTCAAGTATAGGTAGACCACTATGCCAATTGCAGATGGAAGCAAGAAATGTAAAGGGTGAAGGTCAACCATATAATGTTAAGATGAGAAATACTTTTGGAGATCTCATTGAAGCATTGGCTATATTTGTTATGAAATCAGCAGGAGTAGAGATAAAAGATGAACAGAAAAAAGTTAAACTTAAATTTGCTGACTCAGAAATTGAAGGCAGGATTGATGTTAAGATTAATGAGAAAGTGTGGGATATTAAAAGTGCATCACCATACTCATTTACTAAAAAGTTTGAAGGTGGATTCGATGAAGTTGCAAAGGATGATGCGTTTGGATATATACCTCAAGGATATCTTTATAGTGAAAGTGAGAAGATGCCTTTTGGTGGATGGATAGTAATTAATAAATCTACAGGTGAGTGGACAGTATGTGAAACTCCTATAGATGATGACGAGTATAGAGTTAAAGCATTGGCTAGTGCAGAACAAAACATTGCAGCTATTAAAAACAATGTACCTTTTAAAAGATGCTTTGAAGAAGTAGAAGAAACATTCAGAACTAAGAAGACAGGTAATAAAATTTTGGGCATGTCGTGTACATTTTGCCCATACAAACTTCCTTGTTGGGGAAGTGAATTGAAACTGCTACCACAACAGCAGTCTCAAGGTAAGAACCCTAAGTGGGTTTGGTATACTGAAGTAAAGAACCCTAAGAAAAAGGAAACTTTTGAATAGGGAATGTTATTTCAACTTGGTAGGGGATAGTATTGAGGGGTCTATTTCCTACCTTTATCATATGCTATGATATATTTTGTAGTATCTAAAAAAAAAGAAGACAAAGAATTTAGAATGTTTACTAATATGATTTTTGATACAGAAAAAGATGCAGAAGAATTTGGAAGAAAAAGTATGAAGAGAGGTTTAGAATTTAAAGCAGTAGAATATAATAGTGAAAATTATAAAAGGTATTGGTACAAATAATGATAAAAGGAAAAAAGATTGATGAAGCAAATTCAATAAAAGTTTTAGTCACACCTTGGGAAAAAGGTTTTACTTGTGGTATCGTAATTGATAGTAAAGCCTCCATGTCAACAGAGGAATATGAATTATGTTCTACTGTTGCAAGAGGTATGATTAAAATAGCAACTTCAGATCCCCAAACTACATTCATGTATGGGCTTCGTGGTTTTGCTGATGACAAAAAGAGTAACACAAAAACTTTAACAATTAACTCTGTAGCAGAATTTGACAGTGAAGATAATGTTATTGATTTTATTGAATACTTAAAACATAAAAGAGATAAGGAGTTAAACTAATATGGCAACACACTTAGTAATAGGAGACCCTCACTGCACTCCAAAGGCAAGCAATGACAGATTTTTATGGGCAGGTAAATTTGCTTATGATCTGAAACCAGACACCATAGTATGCATGGGAGACTTTGCTAGTATGGATTCATTATCAAGCTACGACAAAGGTAAGAAATCTTTTGAAGGAAGAAGATATAAAAAAGATATAGACCATGTACATGATGCATTGGAATTATTTAACAAAGGTCTTAATGGAAGACGACCAAGAAAAATCATGTTACTTGGTAATCACGAAGATAGGATTAATAGAACAGTAGATGACATCCCCGAACTGGAAGGTACAATTAGTACAGATGATTTTAAATTTGAAAAATATGGTTGGGAAGTTCATGCTTACCAAGAGCCAGTTGTGGTCGATGGTATATATTACTGTCATAACTACCCTACTGGTGTTATGGGTAAGCCTATTAGTGGTGACAATATCGCTCGTGCCTTATTAATAAAAAATAAAGTATCCTCTACTGTTGGTCATATACATACATTCGATTATGCCATGTGTGCATTACCTTCGGGTAGAAAACTTATGGGGCTATCTGCAGGATGTTACTTACATCATAAGGAAGACTATGCTAAAAACACACAGCAAATGTGGTGGAGTGGTTTAGTAGTTAAACGTAATGTAGATAAAGGGGAGTATGATCTTGAAATGATTGAGTATAATACTGTTAGGAGAAAGTATGGTAAAAAGTAAAAGAGTATATGATAAAATAATAGACCATGGTCATGACATATCATACGAGAATGAAAGAACACATGATAGTGTTAATTCACCTGCTCATTATAAGTATGGTAAGAAAGAAACCATTGATGTTATAAGAGATTGTACCACTAGTGATGAGTATCATGGGTACTTAAAAGGAAATGTTTTGAAATATGTTTCAAGATATAAATTTAAGGGGGAGCCATTGGAAGATTTAGAAAAAGCACAATGGTATTTAAATAGATTAGTACAGGAGGTTAAAAATGGGGGCAGTTAAGAACGCACTACTAGAGGTGGAAGCCTTTGTGTATGAGTGTATAGAAAAAGGAAGAACATTAAATCAAACAATAAGAGATGCAGAAGATGAGTTTAGTAGGGTAGATAATGTATACTTTATTAATGCAGATTTTATTGAAGATAAGTATTATCAATTTAGAGGGAACGTATGAAAGAGAATGAAAAGACAGGATCAAGAACATATTTAATAGACTCAATACAGCTACAAGATATAATGAGGTACCTAATGACTAGACCTTACGCTGAAGTAGTACAGCTTATGAATATGTTAAGTAGATTAAATCAACTAGATCCTAGCATTGGTGCAGACTTTGTTAAGAAACAAACAGGTGATACCAATGGAAAAAAATAATTCAATACATAAGACAGGTTTATTGTTTGAACTAAAGATAGGTTTAAATAAAAACAATTCAATTGTGATTGACTATGGTGGAAAACCCGTGGGTAAAATAAGAGAAGCACTTAAAGATTTTAAGTACCAAGCTAATCTTTGTGCAGCAATTATTAACCATGCTAACTCTACGGGTAAAAAACTAGAGGATGACATTAAGGAAATGATACAGAAAATTTAAAGTTTTGGTCTGGAGAAGTTGCACCAAAAAAAAGGCTCCCTTAAAGGAGCCCTGTTGTTGCCTAACTGGGGGAGTTAACGCTCCCCTTTTTTTATGTGTGTAATTATGTTTTAGCTATAGTATCTTTATTAATTCCTTTCTTTATTACATAGTCTTGGGTACCATTGGCACCTGTATTAACTTCCTTTTTAAGATTTCTAAATAGATTCATTTCTTTTATTCTTTTATAATTTTCTTTTAAGAATACCTCTATTGATTTATTATCTCTCATTAATACTCCTTCTTATGCCATTAACCTGTCTGTTTGTTTATTAAGTTTACTAAGTTTAATAGGCTTACTTATTATATCTTTTTGTAGTTGCTTAGGGAATTGTAATTTAATTAGTACTTCAGGATCTTTATCATATCCTACATCTACACCCTCGGGCTGCTTATAATTTTGTAGGTATTCTGTATATTGAATTAAATCTATGTTGTTTAAACCCTCACCACCATATGGGTAAGAGTCTTCCCCACCTACATGAAATTGTTTAAGAATTGAGTCTCTCTCTAATTCACTTAACCCAGTCATAGTTTTAACTGTTTCATTTTCAGCTGCATCTTTAACAGGTACTATAGGCATATCCCATACTATATCCCCATCTGTATCCATGGTACCATCAGGGTTTACACCACTAGGTAATCTCCATGCATACATTTCATTATTTCTTACTTGATTCCAATTTGGAGTATCACTATCAGTAGTTGTCCCAAATGGGGCATCATCTGCTAAGTTTATGATATAACCTTCAATAAAATCCCCACCCTGACCCTTACCTGTGTTACTATAAAAAGCAGCATGTCCTGGAATATCTGTATCTTTAGTTCTGTCCCACAATTCTTGCAATGTTATTTTTCTTAATACATATTGGTTATCCTGTGAAACCCTAACATTTTTTCTAATATTTCTGTAGTCTCCTTCATCGGAAAGTCCAGGTGATTTCCTATCAGGTATAGTTAAATTCTCTAACTCAAAGTTATATTCTTTTGCAAACTTATTTGCTTGATCATATATTACTCTTTTATAAAATTTCTTAAGCCCTTGTCTCTTATCTTCTTCCATATCTGGATAACGATTGTATTGAATTTGACCATTTGTAAAAGCAATACTATCTCTACCTTCTTTTATAGCCTTGTCAATTAGCTTACGCATAACTAACTCAACCCATTTCTTGGATTCTTTTATAGGAAAGTCTGGTATTATACCATACGCATTTGTTAAAAATTCTTCTGGTGTACTGTAGTTTGGTTCATTTTCTGGGTCATATATAAAAGCCATACCCTTATCTGATTTTCTAAAAATATAATCCATAGTCTTACTGTAGGGATCGGAACCAGGATTATCTTCCCAAACACCAGGTGTAGATTGTAACTCAATATCCATAACACTTCCTTTCCCAGAAAGTCTATACTCAATACCAGTATTTTTTAAATAATCTAATAGTTTCTCCCCTGGAACAATTTCATAGTCACTAACAAACCCTTTCTTTGCACCTGTCTGCAACATCTGCGATTGTATCTCATCTACTACTGATGTATTTTTTAATTTCTTTGCAAGATTTAAAAGTTGAAGATCTATGGTATCAGAATAAGATGCACCAGATTCCTCGGCTTCTGATGTTCTGTCCTGTATTTCCTCTGCTATTTTTTTAGGATCACCATATCCAACTTGAGTCCTTGCATGAGCAAATGTATTAGTACCATATGTAATTCCAAAGTGAGGCTCTTTATACATCTCACCTACAGTAGAATCACCCACACCTATCTGGAATACTATATGTTCTTGTGTTCCTTTTTTCTCGTAGCCTAAGCTGTAGTCACCATATAAGGGATTCATTTGCGATTTAGGTATAGTCTTTACTGTTATACCAGATGATATATCTCTAGTACTAACAATATCTAATAATTCTTTTTTAGTAATAGATTCATTACCTTTTAAAATATCTGTTAAACCCAAGTACTCCATTTCAGTTTTTGTAGAGTTACTCTCAATAATACTTTTCCACTTACCTTTAGTAGACTTATCTTGTTTAGCATTCTTAATAGCCTCAACAGCCCTTGAATAAAAATCAGGTTTATCACCCTTAAGTGCTAATGCTGTTTGTTTTTCTATCTTAGTTAGCTTACCAAACTTAGGTTTCTCTGGTACTAAATCTTTAGTTTGTTTATTTATAGTAGGTTTTTTATTATCTAATAATTTTTTAGTAGCTTGAGTTGCTGCTTCGGTAGCTAATTCTGTACCTAGATTGGGACCTTTAGGTGGTTCCTTTTTAGGTGGTTCATTTAATGGTAAATTAGAATCTTGATTTTCTATATTAGATCCTGTGTCTTCCCCTGAATCATTTTTATATATATCAGGGTTAGTATTAGGAACAGCCATCATGGCATCCATTTGATCCATTCTATCTACACCTGGCATACTACCTTGTGGTACATCATTGCCTTCATCAATATTTTTAATATAATCTGAGAAGTATTCTTCAGTTTCTTTATAAGCTTTAGTACCTAGGGCTGTGCCTAGTAAAGCTGTATAAGCTTTTGGTCCATACTGTTGTGCAAATTTCTTACCACCATTCTTAGCTAGGTATCCTGCCAAGGGTCTTATGGCTACTCTACCTATAGTTGTTAGTATAAGATCTGCTGCTGCAACTTGTGCTACCATTTAACAATTCCATGCTCTGAGAGCTTTATTAATTCTACTCTGAGGATCATTAGCTGTTTCCTTTGAAGTAAGTTTTTTCTTCATACCTCTCATACGTGCACAAAAACTAGCACGCCTTGGGTTACCAACCTCTTTACTAGGTGCTTGTAAGTTACCACCAGTTTCTTTGTTGTAACTATCTCTACCTTTTTGGTTTAACCCACCCTTAGGATTCTTACCTTCACTTCTAGTCCATGCTGCTTTAGCCATTATGCAAAACTCCTATATGGTTTTACTTTGTTTGCTATACTCTTAGGTTGTTTAACAAATTGTTTACCTGCTGCTGTACCTTTTCTTTTAGCTGCAGTTGTAGCTGCATACTGCGAAGCTGATAAAGATTTAATTGCTTTTGCAGGTAAGTATCTTTCACCTGTTTTACTTGAAGGTTTACCAGACTTAGTTGTCCATTTCTGTTTTCCCCAAGCTTGTAAACTTCTTTGTGATTTTGCTAGTGCCATTATGTTGTATACCCTCCACCTGCTTTCTTATAAGCTTTAGCTAATGCTTGTGCTTTTCTTGCAGACCATTTTCCAGCAGCTGTACCTTGAGTTGCTGAACCTTTTATTCTATTAAAGATTTGTTTTCTTTTACCAGGTTGAGTATAGTTGTTTGCTTTATTCACTGTCATCGTTTTCCTCCTCTAAGTTTCTAATTTTATAATCGTAGCTTCCTTCTTCGTGTTCATCTGTAATCCATTTAGCTGAATTTTCTACAGAGTATATCTTACTACTTACTAATCTATTAATTAAATTTTTATTTGGGTCAACACCCATAGATGCATCAAACATTTTAAGTCTATTGTTTGGTTGTATTGCATAGTTTCCATCATCTAATGCAATCACATGACCACATTTATGTTGATCTGGTTTCTCTGCATAACCAAAATTTAATTCATTAAAATCTCCTGCACACCAATCTATTGTAAATAAGTATTTACCTTTACGTTTTACTTTACGTCTAGATGTGTATTGCATAGTAGCACCAGCTAGTTCATAAAAAGTTGTAACACTTACATTATAACTAAAACTATCCCACATTACTAACTCATCTAATGGTAATTCTTTTACTCCAGGCTTAGAACAGAAAGCTGATATAGGTGCTCTCCACCATAGCCCACCATCTTCCATTAAGAAATGAAACATAGGTACTCTGTTTGGTATAGAACTAAATCCAAATACACCAACCTCAAAGTATTTGTCGTGTGAATCTTTTTGATCTCTTAAAAAATTACCCCTAACATAACATTCTATTACAGGTATATTTGCGTTTAAGTAAGCCATTCTGTATAATCCTTTCCGTTATATAATAATGATTGTTTTCTATTTTCTTCTTTACTATATGAGCAATGCACCCATCCACTTGAGGGGTCATCTGGATTATAAAATTCTAGTATAAGTTGATCAAACACTAGGTTATTCTTAATGTACTTTGCCAATTCTTTATTGTCTATTCCAAACATTTCAAAATCTGCAGCTTCACCTTTAGCATGCTGACTAGTAGACTTGCTACCAATAGCTTCGCATAGTTCTTCTGATCTATACCCAGAAGTAATAACCATAGGCTTACCGAAATTTCTACGTGTTGGTTCTAATATTTGCACACATAGTTCTGTTAAATTTTCTATGTGCTCAAGAGTAGGTTTGTTGTCTATACCTTTTCTTATAGCAGTTTGAGACTTGGTTAATTCTGATAAACTAAAGTGCCCACTAAGTTGCATATTTATACTTACCTTTTATTTTTTTTACATTTACATCTTGGTCCAGATAATTTAGTAGCAATCCACTCGAATGCGTTATCAATACTACTAAAAAATTGTAGAAGTAATTTATCTATCATTTGTTTTTTCTCTTATATCCTAGACCAGTTGTCCTGTTACTATATAATTTTTGCCATGACCAAGTACTTAACTTACTTGAGTAATGATATATTAATAATACTATTGTTTTCATTTTGAAGAATTTATAAAACCATAGATTCTACTAATTGCTCTGTCAATACCACTTAACTCACCTTTTATGTGCTGTTGATCACTCTTAATTTCAACTAAAGTTATTAATGCCCATACTAAAATTCCAAATAAAGCAGTAGTTAAAAATCCTATAATTTTTTTAATATCCATTTTCATTTAAATTTGTTCTACTTCTTTACATATAAACTTAGTTGCTATTTTATTATTATTAATAAAGCTATCTTCTTGTGCAATTATTAATTCCCTAGATATTTCAAATGCAGCAATAGTACATTCTTTCCATGAATTATATTCTTGCTTTATTTCTACTGGCTCTAAGCATTGA